GTCCTGTTGTTGTATCAACGTCTAATATATCTCAGCAACATGATTTAAGCTGTAATATAATAGTTACTGGTAATGCTGTTGTAAATAATGCAGTCTTTAATCAGATTCATGGTCTACAAGTTGTAAGTTTCACGACAGGACAACCTGTAGTTTCAAACAGTACCATGATAGAAGATGAAGCAATAAATGTTCCATCTTTTACAACTGGAACTCCAGTCTTACAAACGACTGCTATAACCCAACAACATAATTTATCACCTTATGATATATTAACACCTAGCCCTGATGTGGGAGAAGCTGATGATCCTACTAAACAAGAAATTGAGGAATTAGAAAAGATGTTTGGTGGATGGGGAAGAAGAGCTTACGAAGTACCTGATGGAAAGCTAGTACAAGCTGAACGTGAAGTACAAAGAACTTATGGCGATGTTATATCAATAGATAAGAAAGCTAAGTCTTTAATTAAGTTCGGTAAGTCTGGTGATCTTACAGCTGACAGTGCTTTAGAAACTGTTTGGACTGTAGGTGGAAATGAGACTTACGTAACTGGCAACACCATCGCATACATATCATCATCTTCAGCTTCAGATACAGAAGAGATAACAATAGAGTCTCATACTGTAACTGGAACAGGTGTAAACAGTGTATTTACTTTTGTTACACAGAATGTAACTTTAAATGGTCAAACTCCAGTAGCTTTATCAACACCAGTTGCTCGTGTATCAAGAGCTTATAATAATGGTAGTTCTGAATTAGTTGGTAGGGTTGTTGTATATGAAAACACATCAGTTTCAAACGGAATACCAAGTGATGTAACTAAAATACATATAGATATACCTGCTGGTTTTCAACAGTCATTTAAATCAGCTACAACTTTTAGTTCTTCGGATTATTATATACTAACTGGTGCTTACGGAGCTGTAAGTAAAAAACAATCTGCATCTGTAGATTTCTATCTAGAAGAAAGACAAGCAGGTAAGGTGTTTAGGCAACTAGTTTCGTTTACTGCATCTTCTAGTGGTGGAGCATTTAATATAGAGTTTGACCCATCTATTATAATAAAGAAAAACTCAGACGTTAGGTTTAGGGCAGATGGAGATACAAATAACTCTGTAGTATTTTCAACATTTAAAGGTTATTTAGCTTCGGTGACTACCTAAGAGTACATAAGAAAGAGAGTTAATAATGAAAGTAGGATCAAGAGTATCTTGGAATAGTTCTGGTGGAACAGCGCGTGGTATTGTTCGTCAGATAGTTAGTGACGGAAACGTACCTAACATACCAGTTAAGATTACAGGTACTAAAGAAGAACCTGCCGCTCGTATTGAGATTATTGATGATGACGGTAAGCCTACAGGTCAGATGGTGGGTCATAAGGTTTCTACTCTTCGCAAAGGTCAGTACGCAACTGATATATTTACTACCCAAAGAGAAGCTATTGCAAGAAGCATGGACATGGGTTTAGATGGTGAAACTCATATACACGAGTATGATGGTCAAGCTGTGTTTATGCCAGCAAAGAGTCACGAAGAGTACATAAGATACTACGAAGTAGAAAGCTACGGTGAAAGACCAGAAGAGATGCAAATGGAAGCACCTTCAGCAGATCGTATGGAAGCACTAAGAGTTATTATACAAGAGATTATGAAAGAAGAGTTTGCTAAAGCTGAATACCAAGGTGAAAAGGTAACTTTAAATAAACCTAGACGTATTCAAGGTGGCAACAAGAAATTTGAAGTGTTTGTTCAAAGTGGAAGTAAAGTAAAGAGAGTTACATTCGGAGATCCTAACATGGAGATCAGAAGAGATAACCCTAAAGCTAGAGCTAACTTTAGAGCAAGACATTCCTGCGATACAGCAAAAGATAAGACATCTGCTAGATACTGGTCTTGTCGTATGTGGGAAGGAGGCACATCGGTGTCTGATTTAACTAAGAATATAGAAGGTCAAATACTAAAGACTGACGAAGAACAACGTCTAGTCTATGGTTGGGCCTCAGTCGTTTCTGAAAAGGGTGAACTTGTAGTTGACCGTCAGGGCGATGTGATTGAACCTGATACGCTCGTAAAAGCCGTAAACAACTTTATGGAACACGTTCGTGTCGGAAAAGAAATGCACAAAGGGGGTCAAATTGGTGCTGTTATACACTCCATGCCTATCACTAAAGAAATAGGTGATTCCCTTGGCATACAGAGTGACCGTGAGGGCTGGATTGTGGCTTTCAAAGTCTATGACGATGATGTCTGGGCTAGAGTCAAGTCTGGTGAACTAGCGGCCTTCTCTATTGGGGGTCGTGCAAGCAAGGAGGACTACAGTGCCTAACCTTTTAAAACAGCTTGAACTGGAAGAATTGTCTTTGGTGGATAGACCAGCAAATGCACAAGCAATGGTTTCTTTGTACAAGCGTGACAATTCCAATGGAGAACATATGGAACAGAAAATCGAAAAGGTGTCTAAAGACACAACTAAAGCTGAAGCACCAGAGGTAAATCCTCTAGAGGCTGAAGTAGAAACACTAAAAGCAGACAACGAGCGACTAACAAAATCGCTTGAAGAAGCAGGTTACATTGTTAAGTCAGATGTAATCGAGAAAAAAGTTGAACCAGAGTATGTTGAGTACGAAGGGGAACAGATCAATAAGGCAGATATACCTGCGCCTATCTTAAAGGCTCTTGAAAATGCTGAGATCGAAAAAGCTGACATTGAGTTGACTAAACGTGCAGAGGAACTACTTCCTCATTTTAATGTGGCTGTAGCTAAACCTTTAGTAAAATCTTTTGCTGAAGATGAGGCAGTAATGGAAGCTCTAAAAGCGGCAGATAAGACGTTTTCAGAATCCATGAAAGAGTTTGGTAAGTCAGATGCAGATGGCGAGTTTGCTACTTCTTCTGATAAACTAGACGCTCTTGTAAAATCTTACATGAGTGAAAATGAAATGAAAAAAGGAGACTACGCCAAGGCTTACGCTATTGTTGCTAAGACTGATGAAGGTAAAGCTCTTATTAATAAATCCTATAAAGGGGAATAACTATGGCTGTAATGCAATCTCGTGATAATCGCTCATACAATGCTGGAGCCGATCTATCATCTGATCAATTTAAATTCGTAAAACTTGGTGCAGGTACTGTTACTCGTGCATCAACTCTAGGTGAAAACTGCCTTGGCGTTCTTTTAAATGAACCTACAAGCGGAAACGCGGCTACTGTATGCGTATCTGGTAAGGTTATGATAAAAGTTGGTGCTGTTGCAGTTGCGGCTGGAGCAAAACTATGTACTGACGCTAATGGTCTAGCCAAAACTGCGGCTAGTTCACACATCGTAATGGGCTACGCTAATGAAGCTGGCGCGGCAGGGCAAATAATTGCTATGGAACTAATCCAAGGCGGTAACGCTGCTTAATAGCATTTAGAAAGGAAATAACAAATGCCTCTATTAACACCATCTCAGGTACATATTGATCAGCCGTTAAGCAACTTAACGCTCGCTTATGTACAATCAAATGAAAACTTTGTTGCTGATAAGGTTTTCCCTGTCGTTGGCGTTGCTCGTCAATCAGACAAATACTATGAATATGACCGTGCGAATATGAATCGTACAGGTGATGTTCAGAAACTAGCTCCACGTACCGAAGTAAACAGAATCGGTATGTCACTTTCAAACTCTTCATACTATGCAGACGTTTACGGTCTAGGTATGGACTTCGATGAGCAAACATTAGCTAACGAAGACTCAATGTTGGAAGTAAGAGCCGCTGGTGCAGAAACTCTAGCTATGCGTCTTATGATACATAGAGAAGAGCAATTCGCATCTACATTCTTTGCTAACGCTGTTTGGACAACTAGTGTGTCTGGTGCCGCTAACGGTGCTGGTACTCCAGTTTACTGGAACGACTATACTAACTCAACACCTATTGCTGATGTTACTTTAGGTAGCCGTACTATGATGCTCACTTCTGGTGGGTTCAAACCAAACACAATGGTTGTTGGTAAAGAAGTTAGAGACAAGTTAGTTAACCATCCAGACATCTTAGCACGTTTGAATGGTGGATCAACAGTATCTAACCCTGCACTAATAGTAGATTCTAAACTAGCAGAAATCTTTGGTGTGGAAAACTTCTACGTAATGGAAGCCGTGAAAAACTCTTCTGCTGAAGGTGTTGCTGAAAGTAATGCGTTCATCGGTGGTAAACACGCTCTTCTATGTTACACACCTTCAAGTGCTGGTCTTATGTCACCAGCCGCAGGTTTGACATTCGCTTGGAACTCGATTCCAGGGGCTAACAACTTAGGTATAACAGTTGAGTCATTCTCTGATGATGCTCTTAAGCGTCAACAAGTAGCTGAACACATCCAAGTTAAGATGGCATACGACATGAAATTGGTCGGTGCTGACTTGGGTTACTTCTTTAACGCTATCGTTCAGTAACTTTAATTTCTACTGTGGGGGCTGTAGTGGCCCTCACTTTTTAACCCGAAAGGAATTGATATGACCCGATATGAAAAAATGCCTATGCAATTTGATAGGCCACTGTTTGTAAAAGAAGAGTTTAATTCTGCTGGAAGAGACTGGAAGAAAAACGACGAGTACAAATGGAAAGAATTAAGTATAGACGAAAACAAAGTTCTACAACTATACGCATTAAATTTCTTACACCATAACTCTGAATTAGAAACCACAATTAATACAGGTGATGGATTAGAAGCTCTTAATATAGAAAGTTTACATGGACTTGTAGACACTATAAACAAGAAAGTTGAAAGTAAGACTACCAGTAAAACTGACTTTGCACGTAAGAAATGTAAGAAGTCTAAGGTAGTAGATAAACAACGTGGCTTGATAAGAAGTTGGCGACGAAATTTTGGGAATCTGGAGAGTGATTAATGGCTTGGAGCTACAATCCTGAACAACTAGGAACTTCAACTGAAGCTGAACGGATTAATTCTGTCAGGTTGTTATTGGGTGATACAGATACTTCTGACCAACAAGTACAGAATGAAGAAATAGTATTTGGATTAGGCCAGACAAGTGATAACATATATTATGCGGCGGCATGGTCTGCTAGGGTTGTTAGTGCTAAATACTCACGTAAAGTTACCACAAGTTTAGATGGTGCTTTAAAAGCTGACTACTCTGATCTAGCAACTCACTACTCAAGTTTAGCTGAAACCTTAGAATATCAAGGTAAGAAAGCTGGTGGTGGATTTGGTGTAAAAGCTGGCGGTATAGAGATCTCTGTTATAGATTCTGTAAGAGAAGATACAAACAGGGTTCCACCTTCGTTTAGAAGAGATAGATTTAAGAACCCACCTAGCTATAGCGGTAATGATTACTCATCTGATTTTGACTAAGGAATAGAAAATGTCTTTTAGAGCCTATGACTTAGCCAAACTAGTAGACGACTTTGGTGAAACTCTTACACTACGTAAGAGAACCACTGCTGGAACGTATAATCCTGCTACTGGTTCTATAGATAACATGGCAACTACAGACTATTCTTTTGTAGGTTACTTCTATAATTATAATGTTGGTTTTATACCTACGTTAGATCAAGTAGAAAGAGGTAACAGAAAGTGCCTTATACCTGCACCTAACATAAGTGCCGCTCCTGAAATAGATGACCAAATATTAAGAGGGTCTGAAAAAGTAAACATAGTTCATGTTGTAACTGCTTATTCTAATGGCGTAGTACTTCACCACATATGCGATGTAGTAAGCTAATGAAGATTAAAGGTAAAATTAAAGTTAATAACTCTTTTAAAAAGAAACTAAGTAAAATACCAGAGTTAGCAGAGGATATTGTAAAGAATAGACTATATGATATAGCTAATACAGCAATAAAATTTTCACAACCTTTTGTTCAATCAGGTGCTTATATAACCTCGTTTTCTTTTAATACTGGAGCAGGTAGACCTAGAGGTTATACTCTTCACGGAAGACCTAAAGCTGATAAACAAGAAAGAGCGTCAGTTGGTATGCAACAGTTAATTGATGATATAAACAAAATACAAGATTTTTCTAATATAGGAACATTGTATTTAAGAAATAATGCTCCTCACGCATATCCTGTTGAACTTAAACATCGTGTTTTTGCCCAAATAAAGAATATAGAGGTAGTCTATGGCTAGTATATATAATGACATAAGGGCGGCTCTAGAAACTCGGCTTAGTAATATAAGTAATATCCCTTCTATTGCGTATGAAAATGTACCGTTTACTCCTGTAGTAGGAACTAGCTATGTACAAAGTAAGTTTGTTCCTACATTAAGAAGGTCTGCTGTTATGGGAAGTCCAAACCCACAGCAAAGGTATCAGGGATTATATGCTGTTACCCCACACACACCCGAAAAACTCGGTCCTTCTGTTGCTGATGATTTATCTAATGATATAATAGAATCGTTTGAAGCAACAACTGACATATCATTCACTAACTCGTCTAACGAGACAATAATCGTATCCATAGATTACGCTGAACGCCAGCAAGGTTTCTTGGATAGTCCTTGGTACTATGTTCCGATTAATATCGGATGGTACATTTACAAATAAATAGGAGATATTAAATGGCCTTTGCACAGGGTTCTAGATCCAGTCTGTCGTACATAGTCGAAAGCACTTTTGGTACAACACCTTCTGGTAACTTTACTACACTACCTTTCACATCACATTCTTTAAATCTAACTAAAGATATAATGGAAGGAAATGACATTCAAGCTGACCGTATGCCTAGAGTTAACAGGCAAGGTAACAGACAAACAAGCGGAGATATAGCTGTTGATCTACGTAGAGGTGATTTTGATCCTTTACTAGAAGCCGCAATGCTAAGTACTTGGTCTACTGATGTACTTAAAGTTGGTACAACACCTAAGTTCTTCTCTATAGAAGATTATGCCGCAGACATTGATCAGGCAAGATTATTTACAGGTATGACTGTATCTACTCTTGGTATATCTATGGCTCCAAACCAAATGGTAGCAACTACTTTTGGTATGGTAGGTAAAGATATGACAATAAGTCAAACAGAGAAAACATTAAATGCTTCTGGAACATATGCTCCTTTTGATGCGTACAGTGGTAGTATCGGTATAGGTGCTATAGGAACTGGTACACCATCATCAGTAGCTGTTGTAACAGGTATAGACTTTACACTAGAAAACTCATACGCTCCAACATTTGTTATTGGTAGTGATAGCGCACCATCTCTTGAATTTGGTAGAGCTGAAGTATCAGGTACAATATCTGCTTACTTTGAAGATGCCGCCTTAATAAACAGGTTCTTAAACGAAACAGAAACTGGAGTACAAGTTATTGTAAATGATCCAACTGGTTCTAACCCATACACATTCAAATTCCCACGGTGTAAGATTAACAGTGCGGATGTAGGTGTAGATGGTCCTACTAGTAGAATAGTAAGTATGGAATTTGTTGGTCTGTATGATACAGATGAAGCAAGCAACATGGAAATAACAAGAACATCGTAATCCCTAGCTAGGGTGGGGGATTGTCGGTGTCGGGTCTGGCCTTCCCCCAACTAAAATTAAAACCCGACTTTACAACCCGAAAGGAACTCGACATGGATTTAAAAGATTTAACACCTATAAATGATACTGTAAATGTACCAATCGTGCATCCAACTACTTTAGACCCACTACTTAATGATGATAAGTCTGAGATGAGTATAACTGTTTACGCACCTCATTCTAAAGAGTATAAGAAGGCAGTTTTTGATCAAACTAATAGAAGATTAAAACAAGCCCAAGGTAAAAGAAAGGTAGATGTTACAGCAGAGGATCTTGAGGAATCAACTCTTGAGCTGTTAGCTAAAGCTACTAAAGAGTGGAACATTACTTACAACAAGGAACAACCTAAGTTCTCTGTTGATAAAGCAAAGGAGATTTACTCTGAGGTATTTTGGATTCGTGATCAGATTGAGGAGGCTGTTTCTACCTCTCTGGATTTTACGAAAGCCTGATTGAAGAACTAGTTGAGTTTGCTGAACACAGCTTTAAACTTAATGTTCCTGATCAAAATGGCACAACAGAATATGAACATTTAGAACAAGTTGAAAGGCAGACTGGACATAGACCACAAGCATTAAATGGACCCCAATTTCCATCGCTAGTGTCTCATATCTGGTCTGCCTTTGTTACTTTAAGCAACAGTAGGACTGCTGGTTTTTCTGGAGCTAACCCCTTAAGTTATGAACAAATAAAAGCATGGAGAGATTTAACTGCTACGCCAATTTCCACTTGGGAGGTCGAAGCAATAAAACGTCTT